CTCCGGGAATACTCTGAGAAGAACGGCTTCCCCGCGCCGTCCAAGCGCGCTGACCTGCCCCATGGTACCAAGACCGGCTACGACGCCTTCGCCCGTGGACGTATCCGGGAGCTCACCGGCCGGGTGCCTGCAGCCACCACCTACCAAGGGTGGCTCACCAAGCAGAGCGCCAGCTTCCAGGACGAGGTGCTCGGCAAGACCCGCGCCCAGCTGTTCCGCAAGGGCAAGCTGCCCCTGGACCGCTTCGTGAACCGTGCAGGGGATGAGATACCCCTGAGCCGCCTGGCCAAGATGGAGGCCGACAGCTTCCGCGCCGCTGGGCTTGACCCTGAGGACTTCTTCTGATGACTGATACCTTCTTCTGCCCCCGCTCTGCCGAGAACGGTGGAGGCCCTGACAGCCCCTTCAAGCCGCCCATGAACGGGGAGGCCACATGGCGCGAGGATGGAACCTGCTCGTACTGCGGTTCGCTGAGCCAGGAGCTCTTCTTCGAGCAGGTGGAGAAGGGCGCTGAGATCGGCCCGACGGACAAGAGCTACAAGGCCTACGTCCGGCTGATCGACCACCATGTGCGAGGCGCGGGCAAGTTCTACTTCCAGCACCTGGACGAGGCAGGCCGCGCGCGGTTCATCGAGCTCGCCAACGCTAAGACGATGAAGCTCGGCATGCCGGGGCACTTCTACGTGCTGCCATATTTCTGTCAAGCCGTCAGATAGGGGGTTGTCTTCTGTTCTCAGCTGAGAGATACAGGTACCATCAGAAAAGGAGACCACCATGAAGTACCGCGTTGACCTCAATCAGTCCACTGGCAATGCCGCCGTCATCAACACCGAGACGCGCCAGGTTGCCGCCACCTTCCGCCGCATCGAGCATGGGGATGAAACCCTGTACCGTGCTCAGGCCGCCTGCGAGGAAATGAACGACGAGACCGCTGACCTGATGGGCGCGCACATGGGGAGGAACATCTGATGCTGGTGAAGCCTACCGCCCCGCTCAAGGTCCTCATCGCCTGCGAATACAGCGGCACCGTCCGCCGCGCCTTCGACGCCCTGGGCCATGACGTCTGGTCATGCGACCTGCTCCCGGCCGACGACCGCTCCAACCGCCACATCGTCGGCGACGTGAGGGACATGCTCGATTGGGGCTGGGACCTGCTCATGGTCGCCCACCCGCCCTGCACCCGCCTCTGCAACAGCGGGGTGCGCTGGCTCCGGGAGCCGCCGACCAAGCTCAACCCGGCGCACCACACTCAGGCCGAGATCGACGCCTACCTCAAGATGGGCCGCGGCGACCGGCTGGCCTTCATGTGGCAGAAGCTGGAGGAAGGTGCGGCTCTGTTCAGCGACTGCTGGAATGCGCCGATCGAGCGTGTCGCCATCGAGAACCCGGTCATGCACCAGCATGCCAAGGACCGCATCACTGGCTATCAGGAATTTGCCCAGAGCGTTCAGCCCTGGCAGTTCGGCACCTGGGAGAAAAAGCGGACCTGCTTCTGGCTCCGGGGCCTGGACCCGCTGGTGCCCACCTACCGCACCCTCGACGAGGCGCGCCAGGGGCTCGGCCTCCCGGCCGATGCAGAGCCTGAGGACCGCGTGTTCCGGCTGCCTCCCAGCGCCGACCGGAGCCACGAGCGCAGCCGGTTCTTCCCCGGTGTAGCAGCGGCCATGGCCGAACAGTGGGGTGGCTACGCCCTGCAGGCCCAGGCGGCCTAAACCGATTGCCTGGGTGCCCTCCCGAAGGCATCCAGGCTCCACGGCCGTAATTCGGCCCGCTGATGAGTGCATAGGACGCGGGGGCAGTACCCGCCACCTCCACCACCAGCCTAGACGCTCGAAGCAGGGCCTTCCAGGTTTCTCCCTGCTTGGAGAGTGCCCCGGTTAAGGGCCCTGGACAGGGCTCTGGTCAAAGAGGGGACCCGGATGGGACGTCTAGGTTGATGATGGGGGTGAACCAGGATCGACTGTGCAGGCTGAGGTAGGGACGCGGCTCGGAATGGCCCACCGTGACGGGACAGCTGACTTAAATGTCAACGACAACGAGCCGGTAACGGCACTTCGTCTCGCAGCCTAAGGTTGCTTGACACGGGGACGGGGCACCTAGGAACAGAACGCCCCACCGAGTTTCCGTTGGCACGGATGGGAAAGGGTCAGGGCTCCCCACAGGTCCTGACCCTTCTTCCCGCTTGCCTCCCCTGGGCTTCTCCACCATGTTCACTCCCGGTCACGCGATGGCGCGTGGCTCTACGGCATGGGCCGAAGAACCAGGAGAATTGAGAGATGGCTCTCAAGATTGTGCATGACACCGTCGACGAGATCGACGAGGCTTACCGCCCCCTCTACCAGGAACGAGACGGCAAGTTCCACCTCACCGGGGTGGAAGGCATCAAGACGCAGGCCGACATCGACCGACTGCAGGGCGCGCTGACCAAGGAGCGCAACGACCACAAGGCGGTCAAGGACCGTTACGGGGTCCTGGGGGAGCTCGACCCCAGCGAAATTCTCGCCAAGCTCGACAAGTACCCGGAGCTCGAAGCAGCTGCCGAGGGCAAGCTCGACGAGACCAAGATCAACGAGCTCGCCGAAACCCGCCTGCGCACCAAGCTCGCTCCGGTCGAGCGCGAGCGCGATCAGCTGAAGACCAAGCTGGAGCAGACCGAAGGCACCGTCCAGGAGCTCCAGAACGTCATCCGCAGCCGGGACATCAAGGACAACGTGATGTCGGCCGCGCTCAAGGGCAAGGTCATCGAGACTGCGCTCGAAGACGTGTTGATGCTCGCTGACCGCGTGTTCGAGGTGGGCGAAGACGGCTCGGTCACCACCAAGGATGGCGTTGGCGTCACCCCCGGTATCACCCCCGAAGCCTGGCTGCAGGAAATGCAGCAGAAGCGGCCCCACTGGTGGCCCGCCAGCGAAGGCGGCGGCGCGAAGGGCGGCAGCGGCGGCGGTGGCGGCTTCGCCAACAACCCGTTCAGCCACGAGCACTGGAACATGACCGAGCAGGGCCGCCTGGTGAACAGCGATCCGAGCAAGGCTGACCAGATGGCCAAGGCCGCTGGCACCACCGTCGGTGGACCCCGTCCCGCTCCGAAGAAGTAAGGGGCTTGCGGGGTCTCTCGGACGAGACTATGAACATCATCTAAAGACGGGTCCGGTCGGCCATGGGGTCCGACTTGCCGTCGCCCAGGAGGCCGCCATGGGGTACGGCTCCGATTGAAACAGATCGAAGCTAACCCAGAAGGAGCCCACCATGGCCGCCGGACCCATCACCCAGATTGCGGACGTTGTCGTCCCGAGCATCTTCACCCCCTATGTGCAGCAGCAGACCGAGGAAAAGGCTCGCCTGATCCAGTCTGGCGCGATGGTCCGTGACCCGGCCATCGATCAGCTGCTCGCTGGCGGTGGTCTCACGTTCAACGTCCCGTCGTGGCGTGACCTCGACAACGACGACGAGCGCGTCTCGACCGACAGTGTTCCGATCGAGTACACGAGCGGCGTCGCCGATCCCGATCCGAAGAAGATCGAGAGCGACACCGAGATTGCTGTCCGGCTCAGCCGCAACAACAGCTGGTCGACCGCTGACCTTGCCGCCACCCTGGCTGGCTCGGACCCGGCCGGTGCGATCGGTGACCGCGTGGCCTACTACTGGACCCGCCGTCTGCAGGCCGCCTTCGTCGCCACGATGAAGGGCGTCTTCGCCGACAACGCGGCCGCCCCGTCCGGCACCGAGCACGTGCAGAACGACATGACCAACGACATCAGCGGCGGTGGTTACGTTGCTGGCGTCACCGACTTCTCGGCCGAGGCGTTCCTCGACGCTGCCCTGACCATGGGCGACAGCCAGGAAGGCCTCACCATGGTCATGGTGCACTCGGTGGTCTACAACCGGATGCAGAAGAACAACCTGATCGACTTCATCCCGGATGCGCGTGGCGAGGTCATGATCCCGACCTTCCTCGGCCGCGAAGTGATCGTCGACGATGGCGTCCCGGCAACGGGCGGCGTCTACGAAAGCTGGATGTTCGGTCCCGGCGCGGTGCGCCTGGGTGTTGGCACCCCGAAAATCCCGACCGAAGTCCACCGCCTCCCCGGCGCTGGCAACGGCGGCGGTGCCGAGACCCTCTACAACCGCGTGGAATGGTCCCTGCACCCGGTCGGCCTCAAGTATGCCGGCACCGCCCCCAACGGCGGCCCGAGCAACGCGACGTCCAGCAACAACCTGGCGAACGCGGGCTCCTGGCAGCGGGTTTTCCCGGAGCGCAAGCAGATCAAGATTGCGCGCCTGATCACCCGCGAAGCGTAACGATTGAGTGGGGTGGCCCAGCGCCACCCCCTCTTTCATGAGCGACGGTGCGGCCGCCTCTCTTGAAAGAGTAGCCCCAGCAAGGAGGTAGGACATGTCCAAGGGACTTCCCCGTTCGATGAGCCGGGGCAATGCTCTCCGCCAGGAGATCATGAAGCAGACGTTCGTCTTCAAGAACAAGGCGATCGAGGTGGACGGCGCGACTGGCGTTGGCTGGGGCACGGCCGTCATCGGCGACCTTCCGGCTGGCAACATCCTGCTCCTCGGGGCAGTGGCCTACGCTCAGTTCACCACGGCTTCGGCCTCGGTCCAG